TCTTATGTCATAGTCATTTAAGTTATATTTTCCATGATATATCATGGTTGTATATTTTGTTAAAAAGTTATTAAAAACTTTAATTAATTCCAACTGTGCTATTTGGTTTCCTGACTTTGCTTTAGATATTAAGTCCTGCATTTCTTCTTCAGCTAGGTTATAATACTGCTCCTTGTATGCTGCCATTTATTTTCCTTCCCAGTAATATAGTTTATCAGCGTATGCGCTTCTAATGTCTTCATAAAAAATAACATTTGGTATTTCGATTTCCTTTGCAAAGTTTTTTGCCTCAGTGGAATACTTACTTATAACGAAAGTTAATTTTTCAAATTCTCTTGGATAATATCTTTTAAATCTTTTAAGTTTAATTTTACTTTTATCATCAAGATAGCCTTTTATTTCAATCCAAGATCTATCTTTCAAAATAAAAAAATCGGGAGTGTAAGCCTTTGTTCCTTTTTTAATTGGAAAAGGAAAAACTGTAGGCTCAAATTCAAACTTAATCTTGTAGGCATTGAGTATTCTAGCGAAGTTTGCTTCCCAATTAGAACGTAGATTTATTCCCAAATCTTCACGAAAGCCAGTATTCGTATGCTGGTATGAATTACCTTTTCCGACCCTTCTTGCCAACCTTTTCTTGTATAATGTTCTTCTCTAAATCTTTGTCGTAAAGAAGTTTAAAATTTGGATGTTTTTTCAAAGGAGAAATATCCAAAAAAAACTCTTCTGGGTTGACAGGAACTATATCTTTCATGATATCCTCTATGCGTAATAAGTACTACCACTAATTATAAAGTAAAAAAAATAAAAAAACAAGAAATCTGCAAAAAAGGTTGCAGGTATGAAAAAAAGAAGGTAAGATAACCACCATGAATACAACACTAAACACACTCATCAGCACAATCAATACAGAAATCAACGAAGGTGTCATTGACAACCTTATTAACCTTGGTTACTCCCACCAGGAAGCCACTAAGGTTGTAAGCGAGTTCAGTGATTTCGACCTAGTTGAAAATGCAGCTCAGTTCCCTGTTCTTGAGCAAGAATTGCCATTCTGAATTGATTAAAAAAACTTAAAGTTTTCCCCCTCATTTGAGGGGGTTTTTTTTATGCCTTTGCTTTCTTCTTTAATCTAAAAACACCTGTGTTGCAGGCTCCGGATAGAGCATGATCACAGTAGGAACATATTCTTTCATTCTTAGTTGGAAGAAATGATCTATCTTCTACTATTGTAGAAATCTCATTAAGAAGACGAACCTTAACATTCTCTATATCTTCTTTAGTGAAATTGTGGGATTTCTTCCTGCCAGACCTCAGGTAATACAGCTCTGCTATAATTTCTTTATCAGGAAACTCTTCTGATACTGCTAATGCGTATATTCCTAATTGTAAATTATCTTTAATATCTTTTTGGGCTACTTCCCATTTGCCAGTTTTGTAATCAATGATCTTAACAGTATCACCGTTAATAAAATCAATTCTATCTATATAACCAACTACCAAGTAAGAACCAATTACAAAAGAAAAACCATGTTCTTTTTTGTATACATCAAACAAAGTATCAGCGTACTCATCGTAAAATTCATTAATAATTTGAGATCCAGCAGATATTAAAGTCTCAGATATCTTGCCATCTGGATCATAAGAAGATATGTTTTCCTGATAAGAGGAAAGCATCTGGTCGTAATCGAGCTTCTTCTCTGGCTCTATGCATTCCTCAAGAACGGAGTGAACAATATTTCCGAAGAGTTGCAGCTTCTGCAAATCCTCTTGGCTCTTTGGTAATATATGTGTAGAAGTACTTACTAGGGCAAGACTTGTATGTGTCTATCCTTGAATAACTAAAATCAACCAAGGACAGCTTTTGTAGTGGATCTAAATCAGATATTTTTTTAATAGATATAGACATTAATTATTACCATCTTCTGGATCATAAATTAGATTACCTTCTTCATCATATTCTCTGCCCATTTCATCAAGAACATGACCGTTATACTTGTTTATGTATGTACCCTGGCCCACTGGAACCCACCCAGTTTCACCGATCTCCATATAATCATCTTCACTGTATGGCCAATTTGTGTCCATCTACGACCACCTCACATTCATTAAAGTCTTGCATATTAATATAGTAATTTAATACTGTAAAAAGATCTGTGAGCTCTTTTTTTGTAGCCCAAAAACCTATATTTCCTGATTGAATAAAGTAATGATCTGAGTAAGTATAAGTACCTTCTTCGTACTCAATTAGTTTTACGTTACCCTTTGTTATAGATCCCACTGAATGTTTGTTCATTTTAATCCTCATCCACTATTGTTATTGGATCCCAATTGGGATCTCCTAATTTTTCTCTCATGTCATTTACATAAGAGTCCCAATCTCTCTCATCTTGAGACTTCTTTTCGTATTTTACCTCACCCTTAAATGGATTAGATCTAAACTTAGTAATAAGAAGTTTTCCTTGTTTAGTTTTCCATCTTAAAGTTCCATTTTTACAATCGCAGTAATCATCTATGTCTGGATCTATTTTTCCATAAGGATCATATCTTCCACTACAACCCTTGCATTTTGAATATCTACCCTTGTCTTGGCATCTGTTACATGACGCACAGAATACCCAGCACCATCTTTCTGTTGGGTTTTGGTACGTACCTGGTAAAGTCATTTTATATTCCTATCCTAATAATTTCTTTTAGTTGAGATTCAATTTTTGGAGAAGTGGTTTTAGTAAACCTAAAAGTTACCTTTTTATTATCCTCTAAATATTGAAAATATACATTTGATGAACCGTTTGTGTTTTCTATTATATCATATATTTTTTTTATCAACTCTAATGATGGATTTTCTTTCATATCCAAAAATATAGACTTAATACCAATGGCTTTGTCTGTGTCTATTCTTTGATTAGAATTATAAAATATTTTTACAATAGATCTTTCGTCATCATTTTCTCTATTAACAGAGCCTGAAAATACAAAAACATCACCTGGATTAAAGTAAGAGTCGTCAATGTTTTTTGCTTCTCTAGGAAATATTAGAATTTCAATTTCACCAGACAAATCTTCTACCACTAACCTAAACATTTTTTGACCTTTTTTGGTTATGGTTTTTTTAACTCCAGTGATAATAACGCCTATCTTTACATTAGATCCGCTATGCATTTCTAAAACTTCTGATATTTGATTTTCAACCATAGGTGCAATAGCTTCGACTAATCCCTCCATAGGGTGCTTAGAAACGTATATTCCTAATTCTTCTTTTTCTTTTTCTAAAAGAGAAAGTTCATCCCTTCTTTGTAAATAGACATCATCACCAGGGTTGGTGATGAGCTCATCTAAAGAACCAGAGGTTGCAAGGTGCTCAATGGTGGACTTCTTTAGTATTGATGGATCACATCTCCTAAAAAAGTCGTACATATTTCTGTAAACATTGCCTTCTTCCCTGCACTCTATTATGGCTTCTGCTATTGAGTCTCCAATGCCATTAATTGCAGAAAGGCCAAAGATAATTTCAGTATCACTTAAGACATTAAAATCTTTACCAGATTTATTGATTGATGGTGGAAGAACTTTAATACCCATTCTTCTGCATTCTGAAAGATATAAAGATTGCTTTTCTTTATTACCCAAAACAGAACTCATTAATGCAGCCATATACTCTGCAGGATAGTTTGATTTTAGGTAGGCCGTAATGTAGGAGATCATTGCATAACTAGCAGCATGCGCTCTGTTAAAACCATAACCACCAAAATATTCAATATCAGAGTATATTTTGTTTGCCTTGTCTTCCGAGATACCAGAAGTAGAAACGCATCCTTCTACAAACTTTTTTCTAAACAAGGCTATTTTATCCATAAGCTTTTTGCCGATAACCTTTCTAAGATCATCAGCTTCAGCGGAACTAAACCCTGCAAGTTCTCTAGCGACACCTAGAACATCTTCTTGATATAACATGATACCTAAAGATGGCCCTAAGACCTTTTCAAGACTTGGATGATCATAGCTAACCCTAGATCTACCGTGCTTTCTATCTATATACAGTCTGTCCATCCCAGATCCCATAGGACCAGGTCTATAAAGGGAAATCAAAGCCATTATATCTTCTATGTTTTGAGGCTGAAGCTGCACCATTAGCTGCCTCATACCAGGGGACTCCAACTGAAAAACCCCTATGGAATTACCGTTTTGTAGTTCCTTAAAAGTATTTACGTCATCAAGAGGTATAGAATCCACGTCTATAAATATGTTCTTGTTTTGAAATACCAATTTAATACATTGGTCAATCACACCTAAGTTTCTTAATCCCAAGAAATCTATTTTTAGTAGACCACATTGTTCTACTCTTCCCATATCCCACTGAGTTACAATAGGTGCATCAGCACCTTTCTGCATGATTGGGAGATAGTCTGTTAACTTGTTTTTAGATATAACAACACCAGCTGCATGTATTCCAGTCTGCCTTACAAGACCCTCTAAACCAAAAGCTGTGTCAACAATAATCTTAGAATCTTTATTTGAATTATATTCTTCTACAAACTCTTGCACCTGCATACATTCATCTAAGTTTTTAGAAACACCAAGTACTGGTGGAGGGACAAGCTTTGCTATTCTATCTCCAGCAGTAAAGTCATAACCTAAAGCTCTTGCTGCATCGCGCAAAGATTGTCTTGCACCAGTTCTGTTAAAAGTACAAATATGTGCTACTTTTTCTGAACCATACTTGCTTCTAGCGTACTCTATGACTTTATCTCTATGTCGATCATCAAAGTCCAGGTCAATATCGGGCATTGATTTTCTTCCTTCAACCAAGAATCTTTCAAACATCAATCCAAATCTGATTGGATCTAAGTTTGTAATATCAAAAGCGTAAGAAAGAACGCTACCTGCCGCAGAGCCTCTACCCCAACCAACCCTAATATCGTTTTCCTTAGCCCATCTTACTAAATCAGAAACAACTAAAAAGTATTCTGGGAAACCCATTTCTTTAACAACTTTGATTTCATGATTTGCCCTAGTTAAAATATTATCGGGTATTGGGTCTCCATATTTTCTCTTTAAACCTTCCCAAGCAAGACGCTCAAAGTATGTAACTGAGTCTTCTTGTGTTGGAATTGGAAAATTGGGAAAATGTATTTCTCCAAAGCTAAGGTTAACATCAACCATATCATTAACTAGCATGGTATTTCTTAACCATTCTTCAGAAAACCTAGAAGACATATCTTCATATGATTGAAGGTAGAATTCATCTCCAGAAAAAGAAAACCTATCTGGAGTGTTGATGTTTGAGTTTGTTGCAACACAGAGCATTATGTCATGTGCTTGCGCATCTTTTTGATGAACATAGTGACAGTCACCTGTGGGTACTATTTTTGCCCCTATTTTGTTAGCTATTTCAATTAAAGACTTAGCTATAGCAATCTGCTCTGGAAGACCATGATCCTGGACTTCTATAAAATAGTTTTCTTTTCCGAACTATTTGTTGCATTTTTGCTGCCATTTCTAGCGCAAAATTATAATCATTTCTAAGAAGAGCTTGAGCTATTTCGCCATTTAAGCAGCCTGATAATACTATTATTCCTTCAGAGTATTTTTCTATAAGATCGTGATCTATTCTTGGCTTTCCATAATAACCTTCAGTAAAAGCCTCAGAGGACATTTTGATTATATTATGATAACCTATGTTATTCTTTGCAAGAATAGTTATATGATATGGTCCTCTTTGTTCCCACTCATTTTTTGCTGGACCAGATCTTTCCTCTTCGTCTCTATCAAATCGTGTTTTACGTGCTTGGTAAAACTCCGAACCAAGTATCGGCTTTACACCCACAGACTGACCAGCATCATAGAAATCTAACCATGAATGAATGTTACCATGATCTGTTGTAGCCAGACCTAGCATTCCCAATGACTTAGCTCTTGTTAAGTATTCTTCCACATCACCATGACCATCCAGCATTGAAAATACTGTGTGGTTGTGTAAGTTGGTCCAATTTTTCACTATATTCCTCTTTCCCTATCTATTTGATCTAGGGCATTTTCTCTTTGCGAACGATAAACAATAATTACTCTTCCACCACAATATTTACACACTGGTGGAAGACCCTGTTGGGCAAAAATGCTGCGATACATACTACCATCATCTTGGTCTGATTTGCACTCGCCACATACACCAATTACTTCATCCTCTTCTTTCATTTTCATTCACCTCCTTTTTCTCTGACTTGTACGCAAACCTTATTGGGGAAGGTGAAGACCTTTCATTGGTCTCTATAAATCTGCCATTTACATTAATCCATTTTGTTTTATGCTCAAGAGAACAATCGCCACAACCAACTCCAGCAGAGTTAGCTCTTTCGCAAGTATATGGCCTACCACCTATGCCCATTTCTCTTCTCTTTATCCAGTCATTAATGTGCGCTGTTGATTTACCCACATTATAATCTTCACAGTTGCTCAAAATTTCATGCAAGTACTCTATAGCTTCTTCGGAGTAGGTTAATATAGAACATAAAAAAAGCCTTGCTTCGTGTTCCAGAAAATGCTTAGTTTTTGCTTGATCTTCAAGTCTTTTAACAGCGCTACAACCTGTAATTAGTTTTTGTTTATCAAATATTTTTTTTGAATCAGAAAATGTTTTCTGCTTAGAAGATCCATATTGATTAAAGTTGGCAAGATAATCTACTGGTTTGTTTTTCTGTTCTTCGTATTCATAAACATAATTTCTATACCATTCATTTGAACGATAATTAAACTCTTGATCTGAGACTGTGTTATCTTGTTCTTTGGAAGAATATGACATTATGTTTTCTATTGAAGAAAAAAGTATTTCGTTTGGAAGTTTTGTTTTGTACAATCC